AACCTATAAAAACGAATGGCACACACGGGCAGGGTTTTGCTAACATAAGGAGGAAAATGCCAACAGTTAAAATCCAAGACAGTGACGGTAAAGAGAAAAACCTAATCGGTGATGCAGTTTTAGGCATAGCAACAAACGGTAAAGAGTACGTTGCCAACCTAGTATCAAAAGAATTAAGCGGTATTTTTTACGTTGTAAAAGCAACCCTGACTTATTTAAACGATAAATACCCAGAGGACTTTGAGTTAGCCAGTCGTAATTTACACATACCAGTAAACCAAATTATTTGCGCGGCAGTGGTAGCAAATAACGGACAAATATTTAGGGGGCACAGGCATGCAGATTGTATTAAAACAATTAAAAACGCTGGCCTGGAACCAAATACCGACCCCGCAGCCCAAGGCTTTATTGACAGCTTTAATGTATATTGCACCCGCGAGGAAGCACGCCAGATACAGGATAAGGCACGCATACCAAGCATGAACGGGGGTGGATATTTACCAGGTACATTATTTAGCGAGGATTTGTACTAATGTCATATATAAAGTTGTTACTACAAGTTACAGTTTTAATTGCGGTTGGCGTTATTTACTTGTTTTTGACAGATAGGCTTAACTCTGGTAGTTTTTTAGATTAAATTGGCGTTTGCAAACGGTTGTGATATAGTTTAGTTAGTAATTTTTAGATACCAAAAAGAAGTCTGGGAAAAATATGAGCGAAAATCCAGTCGGCAGACCGACAGAATACAAGCCCGAATATTGCGAGCAGTTGATTAATCACATGGCCGAGGGGCTGAGTTATGAAACGTTTGGCGTTACTATTGGCGTTTCCAGGGCAACTCTTTACGTTTGGGAGAATGCTAAAAACGATGACGGTACACCCAAGCACCCAGAGTGGATTGCAGCCAAGAAGCAAGGTTTTGAGGCGTGCCAGATATTTTACGAGCGCGTTGGCCGTAATATGTTACTTGGCCTGGTTGATAAAAAGACAGACCCAGTAACAGGCAAGGAAACAGTTATTGACTACACCAAGGGGAATACCACCGTCTGGGTATTTAATATGAAAAACCGCTTTAACTGGCGCGACAAGGTTGACCACACCAGCGACAACAAGCCAATGCGTGAAAGCGTTGTTATCCAATTACCAAGCAATGGCCGCGAAAAAGAGTAATGCGTACACGTAGTTATTGTAATGTGTACACAACAAAGCTATAATGTGTACACAATGCAAAAAGTTACAGTACGCGATTTACGTAAAAACCTCTCACAAATATTAGGCGATTTGCCAGTTGAAGTAATTAACGGTAAGACCAACGAGGTGTTGGCTATTATCCAATTTCCAGAACCAATGACAGAAAAGGAGTTTGCAGTGGCTAAAGAAAAAATACAGGGCAATAAAGCTATGCAGGATTTTATGGCGCAAAACACCATGGTTGAAAGCAACGAGGTGGTTAACAAAGCTACTGGCAAACAATGTGAATTACCAATTTGTAGAAACGAAGCCGTTGCGCAAGGTGTGTGGGTTGAGTACGATTTTGAAAGCGGCGAGCGTAGGGCTAACGTATGGCTTTGCCAAAAACATTTGGAAATAGGCGAGAAAAACGCAAATGGCTGACCGCATAATTAAGCCACAAGCTGGCTTCCAGCAGGCTTTTTTATCCTCACCAGCAGACATTGTTGTTGGGGGTGGTGCAGCTGGTGGCGGTAAAAGCTACGCACTACTACTTGACCCCGCTAGGTATTTTCACATTAAAGGTTTTGGCGCTGTTATTTTTAGGCGTACTACACCACAAATACGTAACGAGGGTAGTTTGTGGGATACCAGCATACAGCTATACCAGCCGTTAGGCGGCAATGCCCGCGAGTTTTTATTGCAGTGGGATTTTGACGAGGGCAGCCGTGTTAGGTTTAGCCACATGGAGTACGAAAAAAACAAGTACGACCACCAGGGCGGCCAGTACCCATACATAGGGTTTGACGAGTTAACGCAGTTTACCAAGACGCAGTTTTTATATTTAGTAGGCCGGAACCGTAGCCCCGTTGCTGGTGTTAAGCCGTGCATACGTGCCACGTGTAACCCTGACCCAGATAGTTGGGTGGCTGATTTTATAAGTTGGTGGATTAACCAGGACACAGGCTACCCAATACCAGAGCGTGCCGGCAAGATACGTTACTTTACTACCGACAAGGGTGTTTTTGTTTGGGGCGATAGCGTACAGGAAGTAATTGACCGCTGCCCACATGTTTTCAATGACGACACACTACACGGACAAGCACCAGAGGATTTAGTTAAAAGTGTTACTTTTATACCTGGTGACGTTTACGAAAACAAAGAACTGTTAGCAAACGACCCTGGTTACCTGGCCAACCTTTTGGCCTTACCAGAGGAGGAGCAACTTAGGCTTTTAAAGGGTAATTGGAAAATTAGGCAAGACGGCATGGCGCTGTTTAACTTTTTGCGGGTTAATGACTTATTTACAAACGCAGTTGAAAACAGCACTGACCGCTACATTACCGTTGACGCGGCACGGTTTGGTAGCAACTTAGCTGTAATTAAAACCTGGGTTGGCTGGCGTGTTATTAAAACAATTATTTTTACCAAAAGCAGCACCAGCACATTAGTTAAAGCAATTGAGGCCGAGCGCACACGCAACAAAGTGCCAAAGAGCCAAATATTGGTTGACCAAGACGGCGTTGGCGGTGGCGTTGTTGATGAGGGCGGCTACATTGGTTTTAGTGGTGGGGCGCGGGTTATTGAAGACCCCAACACACAAATAAAAGAAAACTACAAAAACTTAAAAACGCAGTGCTACTACCGGTTTGCTGAGCGGGTTAACCGTGCGGAAGTTGCAGTTAATGAAACCTTTATTGTGGACGGCAACGAAGCCAGTGAGGTTACCATAAGCGGGCAAAATTATGATATTGTAAAGCTAATAAAAGAAGACCTGCGCTGTGTGCGTAAGAAAACAAGCACTGATGTAGAGCGCAAACAAATTAACAGTAAAGAGGAGCAAAAAAACATACTCGGCGGGCGTTCGCCCGACTTTTCTGATACACTAATGATGCGGGAGTACTTTGAACTTATTAGAGGCAAATTAGTGACTGACGAGGACTACGCTTTTATATGAACATTTTTAAATCCCTAACAAACGCATTTACTAAAACCAAGAGCTTTTTTGGCGGCGGCATGTCGGTAATAAGTTGGGCAATACCTGGCAGCTGGGGCAAGCGCCAACAACTACAACGTTTTAACCGGTACGTGCATAGTATTGTTAGCGCCTATGCCCAAGACTTTGCCAAAGTTGACTTGGTAATGCAGCGTAAAGTGGGTAAGCAGTGGCAAGACCAGGAAAGCCACGAGCTAATTGATGTTTTAGACCACCCAAACAGCATACATAGCGGTTTTCAGTTTAGGGAGTTGCACGCCGTTTATATGAACTTGGCCGGTGAAAGTTTTTGGTACAAAGTTAAAAGCGGTAAAAAAGTAAAAGAGTTTTATTTAATTAGGCCGGACTTAATGGAGGTTGAAGTTGCTAAAGACAAGGTGGGTAGCATTAAAGCCTACAAAATGACCAAAGACGATGGCAGCAAAACAACCTTTGAGCCGGACGAAATTATCCACCACAAATTGCCAAACCCAATGAACCCCTACCGTGGCTTAGGTATTGTTGAGGCGGCCATGGTGTATTTACAAACCGAGGAGTTTAGTAGTGACTGGACTAAAAACAGCATTTATAACAGTGGCCGGCCAAGCGGCATTATTAACCTGCGCGGCAACATGGACGATAGCCAATTTGACCAACTTAAAAAGCGGTTTAGGCAAGAGTACAGCGGTACCAAAAACGCTGGCAAAACGTTACTCATTAAAGGTTTTGATGGCATTGACTTCCAAAAACTTGGCATTGACCTTGACGGGGTTGAGCTTAAAAACATTAAAGACATTACGCGTGACGACATTATGTTTATGTTCAGGGTTAGTAAAACCATTATGGGTATTACTGACGATGTTAACCGCGCCAACGCAAAAGAAGCCCGTGCGGTTTGGATGGAAAATAACATTAAGCCAGGTGTTGAGCGTTTAATTGACCAGGTTAATTACAGCGAAGTTGTGCCAAACTATGGCAATAAGTTTAGGCTGTATTACATTGACCCAAACCCCGAAACTATTGAGGATAAATTGGACGAGTGGGAAAAAGGCCATAACAAATGGCTTACCACAAACGACATACGCAAGGAGCGTGGTCTTGACCCTGTGCCAGGCGGTGACGTAATTTACCAGCCACTTAATTTGCTACCCATGGAAAAAGAACAAGCACCCAAAGATGACACCGGCAAAGGTGTAAAAAAAAAAGTAACTAGGCAAAAGCGCGCCGAAATATTTTGGAAAAACCTATTTAGTGGCCAAGAGGCTTGGGAAAAACCATACCAAAAAGCGGTTAATAAAGTTTTCAAACAACAGCAGGCAGAGATTTTACAGCAAACAAAAAAGGGGCTAAGCGAGTGGTTGTTTGACCGCGTGGAAAGCAGCCTTGTTTGGCAGCGTGTTTTGTACCCGCTTACCGTTGAGTTAATGGTTGACCAGGCCAAACAGACGTTTGATTTTGAGGACGTGCAGGGCGAGTTGGAAATTACACCAGACTTACAGCGGCGTATAAATGACCGCATTGACCGGTTTAGCTCTGAGGTTGACAAGGAAACACAAAGTTTTATTGAAGCTACTATAGCCGAGGGCATTAGCGCCGGCGAAAGTGTGGCCAAGCTACGCAAGCGCATTACTGATATTTACGACACAGCCACCACCATGCGCAGCGAGCGTATTGCCCGTACTGAAACAATTTTTGCTAGCAACGAGGCTGGCGTTGAGGCTATGCGGCAAATACCAACAGTTACCGGCCACGAGTGGTTTACCAACCCAGGGGCGTGTGAGTTTTGCCAAAGTTTAAACGGTAAGATTGTTGGCCTTGATACCCCATTTGTATACCAGGGGCAAACCGTAGACGGTGATGACGGCGGCCAGTATGTAGCTAACTACGAAACCGTAGACCACCCACCACTACACCCAAACTGCCGCTGTACGACCATACCAGTTAATATCCAACAATTTAGGGCATACAATGCAATGGGTTAAATGTAAAAAATGCAACGCAAAGTTAATGCGCCTTAGCTATGGGCAAGGTGAAATTAAATGTAAGTGTGGCAACATACAAAAGTTTAAAATTGTCACACAGCGGTTATTGCGCATAATGGAGTTTTTTAGCCCGACTTGACAATGTAACTAAAAACAGGCTATTATTAACACTAATTGAATAAATAGAGGCCATTAGAGCCCGCTACCTCAAGTAGAGCCCAAAGAGGCCACACCTGTAGGGCGGGTTTTTTGTATAAGGAACACATGCTTAAATTAAAAAACATTTTGGCAAAAATCGAAAAAGGCGAAAGTTTAACTGACGCTGAAATAGCATTTTTGAAAGAAAAGGGCTACGACAAAGACGGCAACGAAGTACACGTTGCGGCGTTTGCCAAAAAAGACGTAAAGGGCACATTAAAAGAAAACATTGGTAAAGTTGTGCGCATGGAGTTTAGCGTTGAAAAAGTTAAGGAACTTAGCAACGGTTTACTACGCGCAGTCATTAGCAGCGAAACGGAAGATAGGCACGGCGAAAAAATTAACATGCAGGGTATGGACTTGAAAAAGTACATGACAAACCCAATCATGGCACCGTTTCACCAATATGACGCGGTAAGTGTTGGCCGCACGCACAAACTAACCAAAACAAAAGACGGTAAGCTAATTGCAGACTTTGAGTTTGCAACTGATATTGAGGGCTACCAGCTGCCCAAAATATTAGACCAAGCGTACCGGAAAATGTACCAGTTTGCGTTTAGTATTGGGTTTATCCCCAAGGACGTAGACGGTAACGAATACACAAAAGCTGAAATGATTGAGTTTTCACCAGTGTTAATTGGTGCAAACGATGAAGCGCTGTTATTAAGTTTTGCTAAGGCAAAGGGCTTATTACCAGCAGATAATAGTAGTACAGGCGAACAGCCTAAGAAAGGAGCTAAAATGCTCAAGCTCAAAGAAATTCTGGCTAAAATCGCCAGCGGTGAGGCTTTAACCGATGAAGAGAAAGCCTTTTTAGTAGAAAAACAAGCGGAGTTGACCGAGGGGCAAGTTGCCCTTTGTGTTGAAGCCGGCCACTTGGAAGCCAAAGACGCTGACGAGGAAGATGCTGACGATGCAGATGATGCAGACGACAGCACCGCCGAACTTGAGAAAACTGTAAAAAGTTTGACCAAGAGCGTTAACGCTATTGCCAAAAGCATGACTAAGGTTGTTGCCCGCAAGGACATTAACACTGGCGCTGGTAAAAGCACAAACGGCGACCTTAGTAAAGAGGAAAAGCTAAAACTTTACTACAAAGGCCTGGTTAACGGTGACTTTAGCGAGTACATGGAAAAATCGGCCATGAACACCAGCGACGACAGCCAAATATTGCCGCCCGAGGAGTTTATTGCTGAGGTTAGCCGGTTGGAAGAAGAGTACGGTGTGGCCGCAAGGTACGCACGTGTGCGCAGAACAACCCGCCCAACCATGCGTGGTATTAAAGGTGGCACTAGCGATGTTGAGTTTGTGGAAACTGCCGAAGGCATCGTTAAACCAAGCCAAGCCGTTAGTTACCTGCCATACGAACTTACCTTCCGTAAGTTTGCAGCAATTGTGCCCGTCACTGACGAACTGTTAGAAGACAGCGCAATTGACCTGTGGAACGACCTGACTGGTAGGTTTGCACGCGCAGCCGCTAAAAAAGAAGACCAACTTGTCTTTACCGATGCTACTACAGGTATTTTAAATACCAGTGGTACCGCGGAAATTGAAGTTGGCGGCGACAGCTTCCTAGACATTACCGCTGATGACCTCAACGAAATGATGTACGCTGTGCCAACGCCAAGCCGTGAGCGTGGTAGGTTCTACCTCAACCCAAGCATTTTGGGCGTTATCCAACGCTTGAAAGACCTTGATGGCCGCTACATTTGGCGACCAGGTGTTGACGGTGGTGCCGAGGCAACAATTTGGGGTAAGCCTTACAGCTTAACCGAAATCTTGCCAGACACCAGCGAAGACGAGGCCGGCGCAGGGTTTGTAGTGTTTGGTGACCTGCAAAACACTGACCTTGGTATTAGGGTACCAATGCAGCTCAAGTTTTTTGATGCTGGCGTGGTAGGTGACCCAGATGACGGGGACGACCTTAACCTAATTACCCAGGACATTCAGGCAGTACGTGCCCGTGTACGGATGAACGCCGTTCACAAACACGCTAACGCCTACAGTGTGCTGGTAACAACCAACGGCTCATAAACCGTAAGTTGAAACTGGAAGCCCCTTGCTTAACGGCAGGGGGCTTTTTTGTATAAAAAATGATATGCTATTGTTAGTAAGGAGCTTTAAATGTCAATGTATACCGACCAAGACCAAATTGAAAAAGTATTGCAACGCAGTTTAACAGCTGATGAGGCCGAAATATTGGACATAGTAATTGAAAGCGTTAGCGCTGCAATTAACGAGCATACTGACCGGTTGTGGTTTGACATTGGGGATGACGGCGGGGACGCTGTAGCAACTAGCAAGCTATATGACGGCAATGGCCACCGCGAAATATTTATTGATGACTTTACTACCATAACCAGCGTACAAATTGTTGACGGCACCGGCACTGTGGTTGAAACCCTTGATAGCGACTACTACACGGCCTACCCGCTTAACAAAAGTTGGAAAAATAGTATTTATTGGCGTGCTGGGGTTTTTACCCATGGCCACGGCAATGTAAAAGTTACCGCAATTTTTTATACCGGCGTACTACCAGCAGAGGTGCAATTAGTGGCCGCTACCCTTGCAGGCCTAGCGTTTGAGGGCAGCAAAGACCACGGCAGTTTTAAAAAGGAAAGCATTGAGGGGTATAGCTACGAACTTTTAACCAGCGCCGATATTACTAGCAAACAGCAATTATTGTTTAGTAGTTTGGATAAGTGGCGCAAGGTTTACGTATAATGCTGACCCATATTTTAAAACAAAGCTGCGATATTTTAGGGGTAACCCTTGATAAATACGGGGCAAAAACACTAGCTAGTACAACCACAATACCCTGTAGGTTTAGGGAAATTACCCAATTTGACCGCTTAGGTAACCGCGATGACATAAACGCCATTGCTATGCTGTGGGTGGCTGGTGATGCTGACGTAAGCGAGCAAACAGTGGTTAAAGTTAATGACCGTGTTTATGTAGTTAGTGAAATAGTGCTTGCACGTAAAATGAGTGGCAACACCGTACAATTTAGGAAATGCTTATTAGAAAAATACGTGGACATTACCGATGGCAGTGACAGTTAAAAACAATATTAAAAAGTTTTTTGCTAAAGCTGAGAATGCAGCCGATATGGTTTTGAGTGGCATGGCAGTTGATATTTTGCGTATGAGTAAACAGCAAGTGCCAGTTGATAAAGGCCAGCTGCAAAGTAGTGGTATTTTGGAAAAGCAAGGAAAGTTAAAGTACCGGATAGTCTATAATAAAAAATATGCTAGGTTCCAGCATGCGGGCGGCGATGACAAACGCAGGGTGCGCAGGTACACATACCCAGGCAAAAAATCACACTACCTTAGTGACCCAGCAGACAGCGTTAAAAGCAAACAAGGCACCTATTTAAAAAAATACATGGCTAACCCACAATGATTTTAGAAGCAATACAAACACTACTTGACGAAAACGACATTGGCACAACCGGCGTTGATTTATTTATTGGTGACTTGCCGGCAACTGAGGCCGATTGTTTGGCCGTAATTGGTAGCCCGAGCCCAGCCCCAAACCCCGCTATACCAGTCTTTGACCAATATGTTGACTTTTGGGCGCGCTATAGACAGCCTAGCGACGCTTATGATATGCTAAACACAATACAAGATTTGCTACACCCGCAAGCAAATTACACCATGGGCGACTACCACGTTTACTTGAGTAATGCCCAGGGGCAAATTGACGACATGGGTGAGGATAGCGAAAGTAGAAAATTATTAAAAATTACTGTACGCTTTATATACAGGGAAATAACACAAAGCTAAAGGAGGCAACATGGATGCTGGTAATTTTCACATAGGTGCAGGCGACCTAAAAATCAATAGCCAAAGTATTGGTCACACCACACCTGATGGTGTTGTTGTTAACGTTGAGCCAGACGTACATTTGCACCTAAGTGGTAAGTACGGCACCACGCCAGTTAAAGCAGCCCTCAAGGGTTACATGGTAACTGTGCAGGTAACTATGGGCGAAACTACCCTTGCTAATTTGCAAGATGCGGTTGCTGGTGCAAACCAGGACGCAGGAAAATTACAACTTGGTGGTTTAGCAGGCCGTGAAATCCCAGGAGTTAGTTTAACGCTTGAGCCTTACGATGACACTGAGAACTGGTACTTTACCAACGCAGTGCCAAGCAGTCCCGTTGAAATTGCCTACCAGGTAGAAAACGAGCGCGTTTACCAAGTTACCTTTACCGCCATGGTTGATGAAAATGCGGCTGAGGCTGAAAACATTGGCTACGCAAGTTAATTAGAAAACTAGGGGGGCACGCAAGTGTCCCTTTATACAACTATGAGTAATGTACACTTAGATTTAGATGCACTAGCCCCACAGGTTAAAAAAGTTAAAATAGGCGGTAAAATATTAGACTGTTACCCGCCTAAAGTTTTGCAGTTGGTTGAAATTGCCCAAGTTTGGGACAAAATACAAACCGGCGAAGTGCAAAGCAGCGAAGCACTACCGGCTATTAAAAAAGTTTTAGAGCCAATTATCCCCGCTATTAAAAAAGACAAAACCATTGATTTTACGTACCCACAGTTAGTTGCTTTAATTAAGTTTGCCCAAAGTGCAGCTGTGGAAACCGCGCCTAGCGATGTTAAAGCAGCTGACACCACTGCGGAAAAAAAAACACCTATAGCAAAGCAATAGCCCGCTTTTTGTCATTTTACCCAGGTTACACGGCTGCTACAGTCTTAGACGAGTACGCAAGCCGTTTTTTTGTGCTTTTAGAGCGTGCCGTTGAGTTGCAAAACGAGGCACGGCAGTGGCAGTTAACTGTTAGCAGCTTCCCATACTTAAAAGATGCTGCCAGGCGCGATTTATTATTGCGGGTAAATAACACAACAACTGGCAAACCTGATACAATGAAAATAAACAAAGACCGCGAGAAATTACGCAAACTATTTAAAGGTAAAAAATGAGCACACAAGTAGGCGCAATCCACTATGACCTTGACCTAGACGACAAAAAGTTTAGCCAGAAAATTGACAGTGCCAGTGCCAAGGTAAACAGTTTTGGCGATACCATGCGTAACGCTGAAAAGGGTAGCCAAATGTTTGCTACCGGCTTACTAGCTATTGGCGCAGCTGCTACCACCGCAATTGGGTTTGGTGTAAAAATTGCCGGCGACCTTGAAAGTGCCAGGCAAGGTTTTGTTGCTTTACTTGGTAGTGCCGAGGAAGCCGATGCCACAATGGCGCGTATTAAAAAAGAGGCTGCCGCTACCCCATTTGAGCTGACTGGTTTGGTTGAGGGTGCCCAGGCGCTTACGGCTGTTACCAAAGACGGCGACAAAGCGGTTGACACCTTGCTTGATGTGGGTAAAGCAATTGCCACCAGTGGTAAAGGCCAAGAGGAACTTGACCGCGTTGTTTTAAACCTACAGCAAATTAGCAGTACGGGTAAAGTTACCGCAATGGACATTAGGCAGTTTCAAAGTGCCATACCGATGTTTAACGACATTGTTGAAGCTAACGGCATGACCCTTGAGGGGTTGCAGGAAAGCGAAACGGCAGCAGAAGACTTGTTTGAGGCATTTAGGAAAGCCGGCGAGGAGGGCGGCATTACTAGCGCTGGGTTTACTGCGCAGGCCGGTACATTTAACCAGCTGTGGAGCAATTTAGTTGACACAGTTACTATTGGTTTGGCTACATTTGTACAAACAAGCGGCATTTTTGACACTGTTAAACAATCATTAAGCGGCGTTATTGACGCGCTAGGCCAGCTTACTACACCTGAAAATATACAAAACTTGGTTAATTTTATTACTGAAAACTTCCCCATTATTGCCGGCATTATAATTGGCGGTTTAGTGCCAGCAGTTTACGCGCTAGCCAGTGCGTTTATTGCGGCCATGGTACCGCTATTGCCATTTATTGCCGCCGGCGCTGCTATAGGTTTGTTAATTAAAGTTTTAGTTGAGGCCATGGGTGGTTGGGAGGAAGCAACCAAAAAAGTTAAAGCGGCCTGGGATGTGTTTGCCGAGGCATTTAACAAACATGTTATGCCGGCATTAAATGACCTATGGAAAGTAATTAGCGAGCAACTACTGCCACAATTAAAAGCGCTGTGGGATATTATTAGCCCAATTTTAATACCAATACTTAAAGTGTTAGCCACTATTGTGGGTGGTATTGTTATTGCTTCACTGCGGGTGGCAATTGAGGTATTAAAGGTTTTGATTGGCTGGGTGGCCGGTACTATTGAAAAGTTTAATAGCATGGTTAACTTTTTTAAAGGCTTCCCACAAGCAGTTAGCAATGCACTAAGCGGTTTAAAAAATGCCATTACCCAACCATTTACTGATGCGTGGCAAAGTGTAAAGGATATTGCCGGCAAAATTAAAGACCAGATGGACAGGCTTAGCCCGTTCCACAGGGAGAGCCCAAGTTTAGTTGACAACATAACCAAAGGCGTGGACGTAATTAGGCACCAGCTTGACAAATTGGGCGACATTAGCATGCCGCAATTACCTGGTGTTGGCGAAATTGCTAGCGGCACACATGAAAGTTTCCAACAAAATGTAAACATTGCCATTGACAGCGTTGGTGATATGCAAGACGTAAATGCACTTGGCAGGGAGTTTGCCTTTAGGACTAATTTGGTACCTGGGAGCCCGTCATGAAACAAATAAAAATTACTGACGTTACAAATAGCAAAAGTTTTACTTTTTATAATAATAGTAACGATACAATTTTGCGCCAGTTTGAGGGGTGGGAATACCCCACTACAAACGTAAGTGTTGAGGACGTAGCCGGCGCGCAAAGTAGTGTTTTTGTGGCCAGTAAGTTTGGCCGTAGGCGCTTGTCATTTATTGGCGACCTGGTAGCAGCTGATGTTTTTAGCCAGCGGCGTACTATGTTGGCAGCTATGCGCCAAACCAGCGAGCTAAAACTAATTGAGTGTACTACCTATGATGACCTGCTTATTAGGTTTGAGGCTGAAATTGTTAAGTTGGTAAACCCATATACACACCAGATACACACATACATGGTTGAGTTGGTAGCACCTGATTGGCGGTTTTATAGCCAAACGCTTAAAAGTAATAGCATTGCAGCTAACGCAACTGATGATTTTGAAAACGAGGGCAACGAGGAAACCAGCCCTATTTTTACAATAACCGCGCCTGGTGATGACATTAGCGTTACCAATTTAACTACCGGCGAAACATTTAACATTGGTAATTTAACGGGCACACAAGAGGTAATTGTTGATGTTGGGGCGCGTACAGTTACTTTGGACGGCAGTGCAGCAATGAACATTTTTACTGGTGAGTTTTTTAGCCTAGTGCCTGGTGTTAACGAAATAGAGTTTGATGTACCCACCAGCAGCACCGGCGCAACCCAGCTGCAAGTGCAGTGGCGTGACGCATACAACGGCGTATAAATGTGATAGTATGGAGGTAATATGGCAACGTTTACATGGCTACTACAAAGCAATGACCCCTACGGGCAAGATACTGAACTACGCGGCGACCCAGATAACGACATTTTGCAATTTGCTGGCGCAGCATTTGGTGACCCCATTTTTGTTGGTGAATATAACGACAGCACGCATATTGAGGCAAGCGGCGGCGCTGACCTTAGTGACGGTAATGTACCCAATAACAACAAGTTTATTAGCCAAACCGGTGGCACCGGCGGCGATAGCCAAGTACAGGTAAATGGTGGTAGTACCGTAGACCTTGACACAGTAACGGAAGCCGAGGCGGTGCTTAATATTAACGTTGCCGATGCTGCTAGCATTACTGTAGTTAGCCCCGTTTTCTTTAGCTATGACCCAAACCAATCAGTGGCCGACCCACTGGCCGGCATTGATGTACGCGCAGCTGAGGTTGGCGATGCTAACTTTACTGAGGCTGAGGGCAGTGGGAGCCCGCTTGAATTGGCTGACAGCAGCACCCCAAGTACAAGCCATGATTTTTACATTGTGCTTAGCAAAGGCGCTACAGCTACGGGCGTTAAACTAGACACACTAAGGTTTGAAGCAGTAATACAATAAGGGAGGCGCAATGCGACTCTTTTGGCAAGCCGGTTTAAATAACGGCGAAACACTTACAGAAAATAAGTTTACAACTAAACCAGGTGATAAGTCGCCGTGGCTACAGTTGTTTGACTACCTTAATAAAAACAATTTACACATTACTAGTTTGTGTTTAACAGACGGTAAGCGTACTTTTAATTTACCTAGCGCTGGCAAAAACCCCAAGTTTAGTGCATTTGCAAACGCCCCAAAACCAACACAATATACTTACGGTAAAGTGGTTGGCCAGGATTTAAAGCCTGGTGCAGCTATGGATACGTATTATGTTATCGAGGCTGGCTATGGCAGTGCGTTTTTACAACTGTGGGTAAGCGCAGCAAATACAAATAATTGCTGGGTTTTAGCAGCACAGCAGTCTATAATTGGTAAAAAGGCAAAATAATATGGCATATCAATACGTTGCAGCAATCACTATAGATAATACTAAGGTTAGTGGCTCTTCCAATTTTACCGATTTTCCAGTTTTAATTAAAGGAGTCTATGCTGGTAGTGGGACAGACCCAGATTTTAGGACTGTAGCCAATGGTGGTGATATTCAAAACACCGATGCTAGTGGTGGTGCTGATGGTGCTACTACTGTGCCAGCAGATTTTGCTTTTTTTTCTGACTTAGCTTTAACCACCCCACTTAATTTTGAAGTAATTAAATACAACGCTACTACTGGAGAAATCATAGTTAGCGTAAAAATTCCGACATTAAACTATAATGTCGATACAAATATATATATTGGATATAACGACAGTGGTGTAACAACTTCTCAAGAAAATATATCAGGAGCGTGGAATAGTGATTTTGCAGCAGTTTATCATAAGGAATCAAGCGCTGTTGACTCATTAGGTTCATACGATGGGGCTGATACAGACATAACCTATAGCGATGCTAATGGAAAAATAGGAAATGGTGGAGGATATAACGGTGCCACTAGTAAAATAAACATTGGTCAGGTTATTGATTCACCTGGAGCATCTTTTGCAATAGCTGCTTGGATAAAAACATCAGAATCATCAAACTTAAAGCGTATCGTTTCTAAATATGCTGGCGCTGGTGCGCCACTTGATGGTGATATTATTTTTGATAAAAAAGACACGAATCAAGCCAGATTAAGAATATGGGGAACTACAGATTTAGATATTCAAACGACCAATACTATAAATGATGATTCCTGGCATCGTGTTTGGGTAGTAGTTATTTCTGGTACAGCATATATATATTTAGATGGTTCGTTAAAGGCTTCTGGTTCTTGTGATTCAAGTATTGCTACCAGGGCAATTGATTGGGGAATTGGGGAAGATGCTGCTGGTGCTGATAACGAAAACTGGGCAGGTTCAATTGATGAAGTTTATTTATTATCAAATGGGTCAAACATTTCTTTAGACTGGATTGTCACAGAATATAATAATCAAAATTCACCTGCAACTTTTTATTCTATTTCTGCAGCCTCATTAGCTACGGTTACAACCGAAACCCCAGCTACAAATATAACAAGTATTAGCGCCGAGGGCGGTGGTAATGTAACTGATGACGGTGGTGGCACAGTTAGTGAGCGCGGTGTTGTTTGGGGCACAAGCCCCAACCCAACAATAGCTGGTAACAAACAGGCAAGCGGCAGTGGAACGGGTGCGTTTACTGGTGTAGCTATAACTGGCCTAGACCCAGACACACATTATTATTACCGGGCATATGCAATAAATGAGGCTGGTACGGCTTACGGTGCTGATGTTGAGTTTGACACTTTGGATGCAGTAATTAGTGGCACCTGTACTCTAAACGGTAGCCCTGTACAAAATGCAGTTATTACTTTAATAAATAGCGACACAGATGCCGTTGTTAATACAACCACAAGTGACGTTAACGGTGACTACAGCTTTACTGGCCTTGACGTAACAGTTACATACCACGTTACAGCTGAATATGAGGATAGCCCCGACCAATATAATGCAAGGAGCTTGCCATTTATGGTACCAGAGGAGGTTTAAATGTCTTACACGCCTCCGGACGGCACAGCAGCCAACTTTGAACTACTGGACTACAACCCACCTACCGGCACCAATGCTGATTTTGACTTTAGTACAACTACCCCAGATGACCGTGCTAGTAAATTAACTGGTGCCGAAAATGTAAGTAATGAGCGTGCTAGTAAATTAACTGGTACTGGCACACCAGACGAGCGTGCAAGTAAATTAACTGGCGCCATTGATGTAGCAAGTGAGCGTGGTAGTAAACTATTGGGTAGTGGCACGCCAAGTGAGCGTGGCAGTAAACTAACTGGGTTTGGCCTTGAAAATAGTGATAGGGCTAGCAAATTAACCGGCCTTGGCGCAATTGACAGGCCGCTTGGGTACAAAATATTAGTTAAAGACAGCAGCGGCGACTTGGTTGGCGAAGTGCAAAGCTTCCGCAAGGTTGAGCACGGCAAGCGGTTAAATAATTACGGTGAGGCAAACTTTGACATTAGGGCAAATGACCCTATGGCCAGCACACTAATTGACCTGCGTAAAAACACCATTGAAATATACCGGCGTAAAGATAGCGCAGATGTTTTGGTGTGGGCTGGCAACCAGGCACTAGCCACCGGTAAATTAACCGACAAGGGAAATAACTGGATAACCATATACTGCTACACCTGGTTTGAGCAGTTGATACACCGCTTTACGGCAGCTGAAAAGGAGTTTGCTAGCACCGATGCTGGGGCTATTGCCAATACTTTAATTACTGACACAAACAGCGATGACGACACCGGCATTACCATTGGCAGCACAACCACCACCACAGACCGCGACCGCACATACAACAACCAAAATGTAGCTGAGGCAATTATTAACCTTGCTAACGTAGTAAGCGGGTTTGATTTTGAAATTACTGACGCTAAAGTTTTTAACGTGTATGACATTATGGGCACTGACAAAACCGACAGCGTAATTTTTGAGTATGGCCACAATATTAAAAACATGACCATAACCGAGGACTTTGTTAACCCCGTTAACCGCGCAATTGTTTTGGGTGAGGCTACCGGCGAAACAACTTTACAGCGTGTAGAGCGTGACGATGCTGGCCTACAAACAACCTACGGCCTACACGAGGGGCGCTTTACTGAAATTAGCACTAGCAACTTGGGCACCCTGCAAGACAAGGGCGATGCTGCTATCCGCAAGTATGGCCTGGCATTGTTAAAAGTTAGTTTTGACCTGGTTGGCAACAACACGCCGTCAATTGACAGCTTTACTATTGGTGACGGCATTAGGCTAATTGCCAGTTGGGGTTACTACAGCATTGATGAGCAGTATAGGGTTTTTGAGTATAACGTTAGTTTTGATAGTAAAAATGTTGAAAGGCTTGAGCTAACACTAGGCAAGTTTATAACAATATGAGTTTAAATATAATTGAGCAGGCTAGGTTAAATAGGCGCATTGGCGGCCTACGTGAAAGACTACAGGCCGCAGAGGCCTTTTTTTCTGGTGTGCCAATTAGCACGGCACGCATTGGGGACGCTACTATAACCAGTGCAAAAATAGCCGACCTTAGTGTTACTACTGCAAAAATTGCTAACGCAACCATAGAAAACGCGAAAATAAATGACCTTGACGCTAGTAAAATAACCACCGGTACGTTAAGCGCTGACAGGATTGCGGCTAGTAGTATTACCGCTACAAAATTAAACGTTAGTACATTAAGTGCCATAACTTCTGATATTGGTAGCGTTAATGCTGGCACAGTAACCGGCGTAACAATTACTGGTGGCACCGTGCGCACGGTTGACTCTAGTAGCCGCGTTGAAATAAGTGGTAGTCCAGAGCGATTTTATGTTTACGATAGTGGTAACAAGCGTGTGGCCATGGGTGCTGGCAACGTTGTTTTTTATGGTACAGCAGCAATTAGGTTGTATGACGCCAGCAGTAATTTAATGACCCAATGGGATGCTAGCAGCAGTTCTTTTAACCTAATACAGACGGTTAATAATGGCTTACTTTACATAAACCACGACGGCAGTGGGGATATTTATTTTGTTGCTGATGACACCATTAACTTAATTGCACCAACGGTACGCCTTGATACTGGTACAAAAACCGCAATTGTGCTAACCGAAAATGGTTACAGGGCGCTGTATTGTGCAGAAGCACCAGGGGTTTGGTTTATGGATTTTTATAAAAGCAAGCCTGACCCCATGTTTAGTGAAGTAACTGAGGGCAAGCAACACGTTTTTAAATGTATAAATGGTAAAAAACTAGTGTTTGCAAAACGCAAGGGCTATGCCAAAACACGTTTTACAAAAAAAACGAGTGTGGAGTTTGAAAGGAATAGCAAGCTGTATGCTTAATGTAATTGAACAAGCTACTATTGAGCGTAGGTTTGGCCGCATACAAGAGCAGCTTGAGGAAGTTGAGCTATTTTTAGCTGGCAACCCCGTTAGTGTAATACGCATAAAGGACGCAAGTATTACCGATGCACAAATTGACGACCTTAGTATTACCAATGCAAAGTTTGCTGACCTTGCAATTACAAACGCAAAAATAACTAGCATTGATGCGGGCGACTTTACTGCGGGCACATTAAATGCGGCGCGTATTGGTGCTGGCATAATTACCGCCGATAAATTAAATATTAGTACATTAAGCGCAATTAGTGCTGATGTTGGTACTATTACTGGCGGTAGCATTACCGGTGTTACCATAACTGGTGGTACGGTGCGTACGGCAAGCAGTGGTGAGCGTATTGAAATGACGGCTAGCCCAAATGCTATGCGCTTTTATAACAGCGGTGGTACTGAAAAATACCGCTTTGACCCAGATGGCTTAAAAATATATGACATCGGCACACATTGGTATAAGTTTTCAACTGGCACTTTTTGGGCAAGTTTTTTTAAAGCTAGTAGCACACAGACAACTTTCCAAGTTGGGGGCAGTATAGATTTTGATTTTATTAGTGGCCAAAGTGGTGGTGATATGCAACTTGTTGCAGCTGATGACCAAATTAACATCTGGCCAAGTGGCAACGTTAGAATAAACGGCAGTGTTAAAACAGCTATTGTGCCAACAAAACAAGGCTACCGCGCCTTATATTGTTTAGAAGCACCAGAGGTTTGGTTTTTTGATTTTATTAAAGACAAGTTTGACCCAATTTTTAGTGAGGTAACCGAGGGTGAAATAAACGCACTGACAACAGACCAGGGGGAATTATTAGTTTTCCGCAAGCGTAAGGGATTTTTAAATACTAGGTTTGAAAAAAAGACAGCGGTGCAGTTTGATAAAAACAACAAGTTTTGGGGGGCGGTATGAGTTTAAATAGTCTAGCAAGCCAGCAGCTTTTTGACCAAATTGCCACAATTGAGCAACGCGTTAGTACGTTACAAGCCATGGTACAGGGCGCACCAATTGATACGGCGCGTATTGGTACGGCCATAATTACTACCGCAAAAATTGAGGATGGGGCAATAACCACCGGTAAGATTGCTACCGGCGCTGTTACTAATGCAAAAGTTGATAGCCTAAGTGCTGTAAAAGTAACGGCTGGCACTATTAGCGCTGACCGCATAGGTGCGGATACTATTACGGCCGATAAGTTGGATGTAGATGAGCTAAGCGCAATAAGTGCCAACTTTGGTACGCTTACTGCGGGTAGTATTACTGGTATAACAATTACTGGTGACAGAATACGTACTAGCAGCGGTGACGACATGGTTTCTCTAAGTGATGAAAACTTTTTTTTATTTGACGGGGGTGATATAACTTTTACCCTACAGCCAAACGTTGGCGGTTATATTGGTGGCGCTGGCCTTGGTTTTTTTGAACTTGGCAGCAGTAGTGAGAGTGGCAGTTTTAGGGGTGTTGCTGGCATTAACAGCGGGGAAACGGATTTTATTGTTGGTACAGCTAATGCCCCATTGGTTTTAATACAGGCACTAAATAGCGGTGGCATTGTAGTTGAAACCAGTAGCGGCGACATACATTTTAACTGCACAACCTTCCAAATTAACGGTAGTACAAAAACAGCAATTGTGCCGACTAATAGTGGCTACATGGCTTTATATAGCGTTGAGGCGCCAGAGGTATGGTTTTTTGACATTGTTAAAGATTTTAAAAGCATAGACCCAATGTTTTGGGAAGTGACTGAGGGTGAGGTTAAAACCGTTAATAACGGTGAAAGTATGCTAGTATTTAGGAGGCGCAAGGGTTTTGCTAAGTTGCGTTTTACTAAAAAAACAAGGCAGCAATTTTTAGCAAACGAAAAACTATGGCAAAATTAAAACAAAATACCAGCGTTGATTTATTAAAAAGTAAAAAAGATGCTTTATTAAAAGCACCAAAAAAGGAGGCTGCTAATGCCAGAACAATCAAAGAAACAAAAAAGGGAAGAGGCCGTGGCCGCAGACCTAAGCGAATTTCTACAGAAGAACTCCGCCGAACTACTCCCAAGCCTAAGTTTCCCAGTTTACAACAAACTACCAATAGAGTTGGAGTTAGCGGTGGCAATAGTAAAAAAACATGAGCCACAGTTTGATATACAGGTTGTTATTAAAGACGATGAGCCAGCACAACAGTTGCAAGCAACCGGTGAAAAACAGGGGTAAATTGGGTTTATCACACTTTTATAACACAGCTCTTACATGATATAGTTAAACTATGTCTATTGATACATGGCTACAAACCATAGCTGAACAAGGCCTTTTGGGCGTTTTGCTAATTGTTGTCGGCGTGGGGTACTATAAAAAAGACCAGCGCGTTGGCGAGCTTAATAAAGAAAAGCTAGAATTAGCCGAACGGGTTTTTAGAATAGCCGAAAAATTAACAGACCTTGTAAAGCAGAACGGGGGCAAAAATGCTTAAAATCCTCAGACAACTGCTCAATATAGACATGCAAAAAAAAACCGACCAGGTTGCTAGTGACAAATATGACCAGGCATTGTGCAAGGCTGACAGGTTAATTATTAGGCTTGAGGCACTTGAGGACATACTGGTATTAAGAAAGGCAAAACGTGCTTAATATTATCCTGCTCTACCTACCCTCGATTGTTGGCTTGTTGTTAGTTAACTGGCAGCTATATGTATTGCTACGCATTGCACGCAATCAAAAATCAACCGCAGCACCGTTTGTTACCGCCATAACCCTGGGCATGCTTGGTGTTTTAATTAGCTGGTTTATAGTTGTTAAAATTGCCATTGACCTAAGCAATTTTGGCTTCCCGCTGCTTGACTACCGCATTGCATTTTTACCAATTGGCTGGGCTTTAATTTTATATTTTATAAACAATAACCTGCGTAAATGAAAACCTTTAAATTATTAGACACTTTTTTACTTGATGGTTACTACGTTACCCAAAACTACGGCGCACGCAAAAGCTATTACGCGCAATTTAATTTAATACACGGCCATGAGGGTGTTGACTTTGGCCACGGGGATAAACTTAAAAAAGCACGTAGCCCAATTGCTGGCACCGCGTTTGTTGGCAAGGACGTTAACTATGGCGACTACGTTGTGATTGAGGACTATAACCAGGGCTGTGCTGTTTACCTATGCCACTTTGACAATATTGGTGTAACCAGTGGCCAGCAGGTTAAAGCCGGCTATGTTTTGGGCGAAATGGGTGGCAGTGGGAACGTAACTGGTGAACACGTGCATTTTAATTTTGTTATTCTAAATGAAAGTGGTAGTAATAAATACCGCGCCAAGCAGTGGAATTGGGGCTTTTTAGACCCACGCTACCCACGCGATACCAACCCGCCATTATCATTTGCAGGTGTTGAACAATATGCAGTACAATGGGTTACACAGCTGGCCGACCAGCAGGACGGAGGCACAATGCCAAATATGTATAAAGGCTATGATTTAGAAAATGCTGAAAGCATGAAAGTTGCCGTAGATGTGTTGGTACGTCTACAAAACGGTGAGTTTGTTGACCAAACAGCCCATGACACAGCGCTTAAAGAGTTAAGTCAAGAATGCGAAAAACGTGTTTCTGACGGACGCACAGCTGAAAAGTTGGCTACCATACAAAATATCAGTCGCGAGCTTAGTCTGCCAAATGAAATAAATAGAGTTACGGGTTTAGTTAGTGAGTTAAAAAGACTTATGCAGCAATCAAATAATGACAGCACCCCTATTAACACTCCGCCGGCAACACTGCCAGCAGCCGATAACCTAAAGGCTAACGGCTTGGTCATTGAATGGGAGGCTGACGGTAAAAAGTATAAACTTAACCATAGCGTAAAGGAGTAACGCATGCAAAAAGAAGCTATAAGCGCATTACAAGAGGGGTTGCGCACCTTTATTATTGCTGAGATTTTAACGCTTGTTGTTGTGTTGGGCATTGTTGTGGCCGGCATTAACAAAGAGTTGGGCACGTTTTTAATTGAGTGGAATGTTGCGCTAGCTGTTTTAGTGGCTGACACTATTATTAACTTGCGCACAGCCATTGCCCGCGGCGTTGAAAAATACATTTACAAAAGCGGCATTGATAGCCCACTTAACCTAAAGGCATTGGAAAAACTTAAATAATGCCACTTGCCGAGCTGCTCACCGGCATACGCCAAAAGGTTGTTGAACAAAACGAGTTCCGTACTAGCTGGACTAAAGACGATGACTTGCCAAAGTTAACACAAATGTATTGGGTAGAGCACGCAGAATACGAGGAAGCCAAAGAGCTGTGCATGCTAGGCGATGACCCCTACAGTTTTGCTAGCGAAGCGGGCGACAAGTGTTACCTTTACCTGCGCATTTGTGATTTTACCGACAACCAGCCACCGGCTGACATTGAGGCCGATATTGCCAATACCTATGCTGAATGCAACGAGCTTGGCATTGATATGATGCAGGCAGCTTTTTTTAAAGTGTGGCGCAATGACATAAAATACCCGCTTATGATTAGCCGTAATGGTTTTACATTTGCCCAAAGCCAAGCGCTAAGCAAAGAGCAATACAATTTACTAGGCGGCGAGGCCGCTTTTTTGTTTGCCTACATGATGTTGGCTGACAAGTTGCATTAAACTGCTCCTTGCAATTACTATTAAAAATTGCTTTACTGTAATTGCTAGTGTAAATACTAGCGGGGTTTGATAAACTGTATGCACGGAACCTTTTGGGGTGCTGTTGTGGCATACAGCACAGCACTACCCCAAAGGGTTTTTTTTATGATAGACTTACTACTTCAAAATACATGTGTTAAAAAAAGCACTCGGTTTCCCCACAAGGGCATACGGAGTGTTTTTTTTATATTAGTTGCCGGCAGCTTCATGGCGTTTGTGCTGTGGGGCGCGCTTGTTGGTGTTCGTTGAGCGAGGGTGTCTTGGCTTAGGCTACGACACTCCCGCCCAGCTAATACCTGGGGCGGAGAGTAGGGTACCGCGATACCCACAGGCAACCGCAATATAAGAACCTGTTAAGAAAGCGCGGAGCGAAAAGGCGACGGCGACGGTTATACGGAATAGCCCCACCTCGATTACTAGTAATAAGCACATTAACATTCTGGAATACCAAAGATTACAAACTCGCAAGTTAACACCCGAGTGTTTTGTTGTGCCTCGTTTAAAAATCACTACCAGGCTCAGAGTAGTGTAGCTTCTAGGCTTAGGCTTTGGTTGACGGAATAACCTAATTATGAAATGTAATAAATGTAACTCAGTTTGTTTAGAGCTTTGTTACCAAAAATATAAAAACGGCACAAAACACCTGCTTGGGCTATGTGAAAAACACGGCTGGCGGTGCCTGCCCTTTATCAGTGGCTTAGATATACCAAAAACAACGGGCAAACTTAAAAGCAAAAATAGACGCGGCCAGCGTATATACAAACCACAAAACCAAAACACCCTTTTTTAACCACCCCTGGTAACTTCCTCTTGCATACCGTTTATAAACGGTTTATACTCGTATTATGCAAGCAACAAAAAAAGCTATAAACAATTTTGAAACAGACCTATTTGCACAAATGCAATTTAAAGACCTTACCAAGCGCGGCATTGAGCCAGCTAATGCAGTAAAGGTAATTATTAACGGCTATATTGACGGCCAGGGCGATTTTGGCAGCATAGTTGGCTGGGCTGAGGCTGACAAGGTAGATACAAAAGTTGTAGCGGAGGCACTATGTTAGATTTAACCAACCTACAAAATGAAGTAATTGACCATTGGGAAAATACCGGCGTTGTATATTTTGAAACGCAAAACAACGGCTTTAAACCACCAGACCCAACACACTACGAAACAACCATATTACCAGAGTTTGAGGCAATATTAAGCGACCCAATGGAATGCTTGGACGTACTTGGTTTTGAAAGCATAGCTAGCTATATAGCGGAAAGGCGCAATGCAAAAAACTAGCGCAGAGTTTAAATTAAAAAACAACTACATAAGTATTGACTACGCACCTGACGGCACCATTAGGGATTGCACAATACAAGAAAAAGACGGCACGGTTTTATTTACTGGCACCATTGCCCAGCTTAGCGAGGTAGTTGTGGCCGCAAATGAGATAATAAACGAGATAGTAATTGAGGATTGCTAACCGTTTAAAAACGGTATACACTTACTAAGTAATAATAAAAAAAGGAAAGCATGCCAGCAGAAAAAACACTTAACATACACCAACGCATGAGCAAGGTGCGCAACGAATTAGGCACACTTGAGCTTAAAAAAACGGGCGAAAATAAACACACCAAAGCCAAATATTACCAGCTAGGCGACTTTATGCCGGCGGTTAATAGGCTTAATTTTGAAAACGGCATTACCACGTTTTTTAACATTTACCCCAAAAAGGGTGAGCAGGAAGTTGCTATTTTAAAAGTAATGAATAGCGACAACCCCGATGATTGTATGGTTTGGAAAACGCCAACGGCAGAAGCTAGCATACAGGGTGGCCAGGCAATACAAAACTTGGGTGGTAAGCACACCTACATGCGCCGTTATGTTTATATGGAGGCGTACGAAATTAGCGAGGGCGACAGCGTTGATGCACAGGAACCAGCTGACACCACAGAGCTAGACCCAATTAGCCAGGGCAAAATTGATGGGGCAAAAACACACGAGGAATTAGTGGCCGTGTGCGCTGAGCTTAAAACGGAGCTTGGTGCCGAATACCAAAAACCGCTAGTAGCCTACTACACCAAGCGCAAAAATGAGCTGGAGGAAACCAATGAAGCTGCATAACATAAAACAAGGTACTGACGAGTGGCTAAAGCTACGCCTTGGTAAATTAACAGCAAGTAGTGCCCAGGCCATAGCAAGTAATGGCAAAGGTTTGGAAACACTGGTATACGAAAAAGTTGCAGAGCTGCTAACGCACAAGTTGCCAGAGCAGTTTGAAAACGAGCACATTAAACGCGGCAATGAATTAGAACCGCTAGCACGCAATAGCTATGAACTTGAAACCGGCAATGTGGTAAAGGAAGTTGGGTTTGTTGAGCTTGACCAATACACCGGTGCTAGCCCTGACGGCCTAGTGGGTGATGACGGCTTGGTTGAGTTTAAATGCCCAAGCGATATTGTGTTTTTAAAGGCCATGCACACCAAAAAAATAGACACTAAATACGTTTGGTAAATGCAAATGCAAATGTGGGTAACAGAGCGCGAGTGGGTTGACTACGTACTATATGCGCCAGACTTCCCAAAGCCGCTTTTAATTGAGCGGGTAATGCGTGATGAGGTTAAAATTGCAAAAATTAAAGCTGGGGCACAGCAGGGTGTGGCACAAATAAAAACTATTTTGGAGGCTGTAAAATGATTACATTAACTTACATTGAAGGCATAATTATAATTTTGTGTTATTTAATTTGGGGATTTATTGGAACTGTAATAGGTAGAATACATGGGAGTTATGAAAACTTTTTAATTGATTTATTAAATAATATTAAGGGAAAATTAAAATGACAGACCAAAACCAATTAGTACAAATTGTTGAGCAAAGCAATTTGCCAAAACCAAAAGTACAAACCCTAATGGAAACTTTTGCACCGGCATTTCAGGAAGCAAAACAGATTGTTACAGCTGCACGCGAAATTAAAGTTACTAGCGCTGATGACACCGACACAATGCAGTTAGCCCGCACAGAGCGTTTAAAGCTAAAAGACATTAGGGTTAGTATTGAAAAAACCCGCAAAGAATTAAAAGAGCAAAGCCTACGCGAGGGGCGCGCTATTGATGGTGCGGCCAATATTATTAAAGCACTAATTGTGCCGGTTGAGGAGCATTTACAGGCACAGGAAAAATATGCCGAGCTACTTGAGGAAAAACGGCTTGCTGAAAGGCACCAAAAACGGCTTAATGACCTTACGCCTTATGTTGAGGACGTTAGTGTTTACGAACTTAAAGGCATGAGTGACGTTGCGTTTGATAATTTGTTAAAAAATAGTAAAGAAGCCCACGAGGCACGTATTGCGGCTGAAAAAAAAGCAGAGGCGGAGCGTTTGGAAAACCAGCGCAAAGAAAAAATATATAACGAGCGCCGCGTTGAACTAGCGCCGTACACAGATTTTATAAGTTTTGATTTTGAGCTAACACTTGAAACCACGGCAGAAGCCTACAGCGTTGCGCTTGCCAGTGGTAAGAAAAACAAAAAAAAGCATGATGATGAACAGGAGCGCATTAGGCAAGAAAACCTAAAGCTAGCCAAGGAAAAAGAGGCCGCCGAGCAAAAATTACGCGAGCAGCAGGAAGCGCAAGCAAAAAAGGAAGCTGATGCCAAAGCAAGGGTGGAGGCAGAACAAAAAGCAAAAGAAAAAGCGGAACGCGAAGCAATGTTATTACCAGATGCAAACAAGCTATACCAACTAGCAGCCGACATTGAGGTTGTTAAATTGCCAGCGGTAAAAAGCAATGAAGCCCAAAAGTTAGTTAATGAAACCGAGCGCAGGCTTAAACAATTGGCAATTTGGTTGCACGGGGAAACACAAAAATTATGAAACTACTAAAACGCATTTTTGAAAAGTTGTTATACGCATGGATTGGCAACGATTTTGACGAGTATTATTTAAAAATGAAAGAGGCAGCGCCTTACGAAAGGGATAAATGCCAGCACTATACGCCTTTGACCCAGGCAAAAAAACAAAAATAAAAGTGGGCGACATAATGG